ATTTATCTTCATGAGTTCTTCATGTCTTTCAAGAGTGTTTCCTATAAGGTTATTTGTAAGTTCTCCACGATTCATAATTATTCAATAACTACTGGTGCTTCCTCTACTACCGCCTCTACTGGTGTTTCCTCTACTACCGCCTCTAGTGGTGTCTCAACTACTCCTTTCTTTTTAGCACTATCTAATTCTGCAATTAGCTTAGCCTTTGTATCGTTTAGTTCCTGTATCTTTCCGTCTATCTTTGCAAGCTCTGCAAGTGGTGTAGCACGATAACCTGTCCATGTAACTATATCCGTCTCAATAGAAGCTAATTGACTCTTAACTTCATCAAGAGAGACCACAGTCTCAATTATTTGCTCTGGTGTTGCTGGTATAGTCTCAACTCTTTTATACTCTCTATCTGATACTTTTTCTATTGTTATTTCATTCATATATATTTAAAATTATTTAATAAAAGCTGAACCCGACTTATACAGAGAATATATCTCTGAAGCAGATAAAGCACGGTTATAGAACCTTGACTCATCAACCTTACCTGTAAACCAATAGGTGCTATTGGCTGAAAGTCTACCGACAACAGCAGGGGCATCTAGAATGTTAGGCGTTGAGTTTGTTCCCTCAACCGCACCAGAAACTACTACACCATTTACATAGATTTTTGAATTTGGTGATATTGTACCTGCTACTTTTGTACCACAAACGTGATGCCATGTTTTAAGGGAAAGTGCATTTGTTGCCCTATATCTATTATTCCAAAAGTCCACTGCTGGGCGTGCTGATAGAACCGTCATAGATAAACCCCTATCTGTAGTACCAGTAGAATCATTCCCCATAAATGACTCGTATCCTGTCGGTACAGTTGTTCTATCCATGTATATCCAAGAACACATTGTAAACTCGGCATTACCTACTATACCGAGGTTTCTAGTAGATGAAGCCATTTGTGAAATACCATTGAAGTTTAAAGCTGAACCAACTCTGCCTGATACCCATGTAGGCGTAGCAATAAGTCTTAGATTATTGTTATTACCCGAATAGTCCTTAGCCATTGTGGTGCTAGTTGCTTCATCTAATGGGTAATAGGCGAGTAAGCCTGTATTATTTCCAAACTCTTGCACTATTGTTTCACCTGATTTATATAGTCTTAGAACCTCATCTGCTGATAATGCACGACTATAAATTCTCATATCATCAAATGCTTCACTGATATAGTCTGGGTTAGCATTTACATGTCTGCGACCGATTCTAGTTAAAGTTCCATCAGTAGTAAGATTGCCTGTTCTTGCTTGTGATACATCAAGTACACCGTTTACATAAAGGTACGCATTAGCACCATCATAAACTGCCGTAATGTGTGACCATTTATTTAATGGCAACACTTTAGTACCTGTTAAAGCAGTATTTACAGATGTAAGTGCTGTTCTAAAAAAAGCATAATTATTACTACTTGACTGTATTAATAATATTTCATAATTCCCATCATTTCTAACACTATTACCATTTGATATTACACCATTACCATTGGATAAATTAGCTAATGCTCTAGGATAAACCCAAGTACTTAAAGTTAGCTTGTTACCAGAAACATTTAGTTTATTATTTTGTATTTGAACATAGTCGGCTAATGCGCCTGTAAGATTCAGTGCTTTACCAAGTCTACCAGCAGTCCAGTTTGATACAGTTGTAGTTGCATTTATATTATTACCACTAATGTCATGAACCAAAGTACTTGTCCCCTCATTAAAGCTCCAATGTGCGACTAGCTTGTCATTTGAAATGTCGTTTAGGATGGTTAGCCCAGCCTGATACTCACTTTGTATTTGTTTAGGGGAAAGAGTACGGTTGTATATCTTTACTTCATCCATTACGCCTGTAAACCAGTAGTTGTATGGAGCACTTGAACCTGCATTAAAGTCTGCACCAATAGTTACCTTAGCTGAACTACCAACAGGAGCGTTAGTATTCGCAACGGTAGAATCAAGCACACCATTTATATAATATCTAACATTTGCACCATCCCATGTAGAGGCTATATGTGACCATTTATTTAACGGTATTGAGCCTGTACTTTGAGTTGCTAGACCGCCTACCCATGTCTGTATTCTTCCAGTTGTAGTGTACAAACCAAACCACCAATTCGCAGTAAAGACTTTAGCTATAACTGTGTGATAACTATGGTCGGTAAATGAAGTAGGATATACCCACGCACTAAATGTTACATTACGACCTAATGCTGTACCACTTAATTGTGGAGCAGTACCAGCCGTAAGTAATTGCGTACCACTAGGGAATAATATCCCATTACCCAACCTGCCTGTTGTCCAGTTTATCGAACTGGTCGCAGTAGCATCATTCCTGTTACCACTATAATCATGTGCGATACCCTGCTTACCTTCATTAAAGCTCCAATAGCCTACAAGCCCATTGGTATCAGCCTTCGTAATTGTTGGTATTAAGAGTAGTAGTAAGAGTAGTAGTTTTTTCATTGTGTTTATTTACAAGATGTAGCACTTGCGGTTAGTACACCATTATTAACTGTTATATACGTATAACCAGTACCATCTGAATCCTTTAATTCTAGGCAACTTCCTTGTGTCAATGAATTACTATCAACTGATATTGTAGTAGTTCCTGTTGTAAATGTATTTAGTATATTTGTATTTGTAGTGCTTGTACCTATGTCTACTGAGCCTCTGTTATCAATTGAGAACAAAGTACTTGTTGCAAAAGTAGATGTAGTAGAAGCAATTGCAAAAGCTAGTAATGGGTCGGTAGTTGTACCAAGTAATATTGCAAGCTTAGCCATAGGTGAAGTTGTACCAATACCTACTCCCACTTGTCTTAGATAACCAAGCCCATCTCCAAGTCCTGAGATGAAGAGTTGTGATGTACCATTTAAATTAAAACCATAACCTGTAGTAGTACCGTCGGCTGTATCTGATGTAACTGGCATATCTGCAAGAGTTACCAAGCCTGAATCTGGTGCAAATTGTAAGCCACCAAGAGTTACATTAGGCATAGTTACCATTGTTGTAGATAGGTCGTATTCAATAGCAGGATTTGATGTAATGCCTTGTACAGTTAAACCTCCAGCAATTGTTGATGTAGCCGTAGTTGATGTAGCGAAGAAGTTAGTCATAACTACCTGTCCCATTACGCCCAGTGCTGTATATGGTGTTGTTGTACCGATACCTACAAAGCCTGTATCCAATATTCTCATACGAGATGAAGCGGCTGATATTCCAGTAAGGAAATCAATATATGGATTCATTCCTGATGTAGATGGATTTATAAATATCTGAGCAGTACTTATACCTGAACCAGTCGACCAACCTTTTATTTGCAATCCTCCTCCAGAGTTACCCCATACATCTAATGTACTAATACCAGTTCCGCTAGGCGTAATAGATACACCTCTTGATGTGTTTGTAGGGTCGGTAGTAGGATGGAAATATGTAGTACCTACAAAGTTTGAAGTTCCTTGAACATTAAGGGTATAAGTAAGTGTAGATGTACCAATTCCTACAAGACCAGCTGAATCAATAATGAAAGGTGTAGTATCTGGAGATGTTGAATCCTCTACAACAAATGATGGGTCAGAACCTGTGTTTGTGATAGAAAGCTTTGCATATGGTGTTGTTGTACCAATTCCAACGTTTCCAGATGTACCAATTCTCATAACCTCACTACCGTGTGAATAAAATGTAGGGAAATAACCATTTGTTGAACCTCCAATCTTTACCTCACCAGTCGCCATATTAGCTGTAAAAACAGCCTTATTTAATCCTAGATAATCAATATTTAAACCAGCTATATTACCAGAATTAGAATTAGCTATCTTAATGATAGGGGCACTACCATACAAGTTTAGTAGTGTTGAAGGAGTTGTTGTACCAATACCGACGTTGCCAGCAGTTGTAATCCTCATTCTCTCTGCAATACCACCTGATGAGTTATATGTCCAAAAAGCTAGTTCTCCTGCATTACCAAATGACCCTGGAGAAGCTAGGCTTCGTATTCTACCCATTACTCCAGCCTGAGATGTATCAGAAGCATAGAAGTCTAAGTTTCCATAAGTACCACCACTACCAATAGAGGCGGTTGTATCACTTATTGTTAGAGTTGGTGTAGCTCCTGCAATATCTAGTAGGCTATTTGGTGTAGTTGTTCCAATTCCGACATTGCCTGTAGCATAATCAAAATAACTTCCTGTACCACCTGACTTATAAACACTCATATTACCACTATTATCAATATTCAAATAAGTTGCCCCTGACCCATCCTGAACATTAAAACCATCACCAGCATTTCCGCTATTATCCTTGTCAAAACGTAAATCCACATCTCCATTTGCCTCATATCTTGTATTACCAGAATTATCTAGAATATTAATAGCACCATTTCTTAATGCGATATATTTATCATTTCCCAAAATTGCAAGATTTCCACCGAACGTTGCACTACCCGCAAATGTTGATGTTGCTGTAGATGATGTTGCAGTGAAGTACTGACCAATAATATTATTACCGAGTATGTCACCAGCAACTGAGAGCATTTGACCTGGACTTGTAGTGCCTATACCCACTTTCCCCCCATCTGTCGCAAACCACGCACTACCTGTTGAGCTTATAGCAGTAGTAGAGGCTAGTGGGAAGGTGGAGGCTTTAGTAGTAGATGTAGCATTAAACCAACCAGATGTTGTAGTTCCGATTGATGTGTATGTTGTATTATTTGTCGGTGCGGCAAAAGATACTTGTGGAATTAAAAGTGCAATTAATAGTGTGTATATATATTTCATGTTTTTATAATTAAGCCTCCGAATAAACAACGGTCACAGTCTGACCAGTAGCCAAAGTTTCCTGCGGAATTATTTCTGATGTAAAAGTTATAGTCATTGCACTAGCGTCTGTGGTGTAATCAACATTTTCTCTAAATGAAAATGGAAATGAGGCACTGTGTACAGATATAACACGGTGAAAAGCAGGTAATGAAAATGTTTTCAGTACACCATTAAGTTGAGAAAATAAGTCATAACTTTTAACTATTCTACCTCCACCTGAACTTCCACCTCCAACATATACAGTCTTTCCACTTGTCTTTATCTTAGACAATTCTATATCAATATACTTTTTTAAATTCTTAATTGCCGAAGCGTCTAATCTATCTTCGTCCTGTAATGACTCTAGCCTGTCTCTTATAAAAGTAGCTTTTATTTCCTCTGGCTTTTTATTTTCTATTTCCTCAAACTTCTTATAGGCGTTTTCTATACGACTATTTATATCAGACAAATCTGGCATATTAGGTATAGAGTCCCTTATGTCTTTAATACTAGACTTTATCCTGTCCTCTAGTTTTAAAACCTGCTCTTTTGTGTATTCAGTAGACGTGCTTTCTACTTCTCTCATAAAGTCCTCTAACTGAGATATATCAGCGTTTATTTCTAATATCTTATCTTCATGACCTGTCTTTAAAAGACTTATATCAGACTCTAAAGTTAGCTTAATACCTTTTACAACGTTTAAGATTGCCTTAATTGCTCTAGCAAATTCATCTGATTGCACAGCCCCGCTATCAATAGATTGAATTACACTATCAAGCCTAGCTAGTAGTCTCTCGTTTACAACATTATTTTGTTTTGAGTTGGCTTCATTCATTGTTATTTTGTTTTAGTACGCTCTACTAATTTTTCTAATGTATCTGCTATCTTGGCGTTTGACCAGTCTTGGCTTATAGAATACTTTGGTAGCAATTTAGATATATTATACTCTATTGCTTTATTGTATGGTTGTTTAAGATTAAGGTAGTCTATTACCTGTATCATTTCTTTCTTTGTAGCCTCTGGTATTTCTTTAAATGTCTTACCTCCGATTCTTACAAATCCTCCTTGCTTATTTGGTATACTTTTATACTTATCCACAGCTGACTGGATTATACCTTTTTTCTGTGGTATGGTATCAGACATGGGGTTATTAATTTGGTTAGTACTATTAGTCTTATCTCCAGCACTTGCTGTTGGTTTTGCTTTAGTGTTTATCGGTTTAGGGCTTTGTGCCTTATTTGATAGGTCTTGAAGCAAGGCTCTTGTCTGCTGTTCTGGAGTTCCTGCAACAAACTCTCCTCCCTTTTTGACTGTGTAATCCAGTATTTGCTGGGTAAATCCTGCTTTAGATGTTGGTATACCGCCTGAATCAGACATTGCCTGTAATAATGAGAGTCCTCTAAAGTCTCCAGCGTCTTTCATGGCTTGTAATGCAAGCACAGCGTCATCTATTGCTGGATATCCAGTAAGTGCCTCCAACTTTATCATAAAGTCTTTTTTGCCTTGATTAAGAATAGACTGAACAGAGCTTTTAGCAACACTAGCGTCTTTTGCATAATCTCCAGATAATGTTTTTTTACCTAGAAATGTACTACCCTCATCTATAAAATCAGAAAGCTTTGAATACGCATTATTCGCTCTCCAATACTTTGATAGTGCAGTATTACCATTTACACTAGGATTAAGTGTCTCCTTTAGCTTAGCGACACCTCCGTTTATTATTCTTTCTGCATTTGTAGTTCCCATTACGCCGCTTTTACCCTTTGTAAAATCAAGTGTTGTACGGGTCCTTGCTATAAAGTTATCTATTTGTGAAACTGTAGGATTATCTCCTAGCGTATTTAAGCTCTTTACAAAATCATTAAGCATAGAGACTTCTTCTGGTGCAAACCTAGAGCCTTGAAATGAAGTAAGTTCGTTTGTTTTTGGACTATATGAAAGACCGCTATTGTCTAGTTCATTTAGTAAATTACTTCTAGTATCTGAAATATCGATTTTAATCTTTCCATTTGCCTTGAGTTCTTTCCCTAACACTTTACCAACAGACTGTCTTTGTTTTACAACAGTATCAAAAGCGTCACCCATTTTACTACCAACTTCTGAAATTGCAGGGTCTGCCTTAATATCCCCTAGAGCTTTTTTAGATTGAACCAAATATTTATCATAAGTCTCTACTGGGGATTCTAATCTTTTTGTACCATCAAGAAATAATCTATTCGCAGACGACTCCAGTTGTGGGTTTACATTCTTTTTAGCAACAGTTAATTGTATGTCATCTTTTAGTGCCTTAGCTGAATTAAATGCCTCGTCTATGGTCTTAATTAAAGAAGGTGCTGTGTCTACTGACCCCGAAGCAGTTGTCTTTGCCACATTTAATATTTTATTAGTTACATTTCTTATAAAAGCAGGACTTTCAGCAATAGGCGATATATCCATTCCTAATCTTGCAATATTAGCTATTGCGTCAACTGTATCTCTAAAGTTAGGGTCAGTATCGTATAATCCAACTATATCTCCAACAACTTTAGTATTACCAATAGAATTACCAATAGACTCACCTAGTTTTTTCACAGGTGAGTAATCAGATGTAGCTAACCAATTTATACCACTACCTACCTTCTCAAGTAACGGCTTAACCCCTGGTATTTGTTCAAAGGATTTTTCTATTAGATTAGCAGCTAAACCTGTACCTTGACCAAGTAGTTGAATACCTTTCTCGACTATAGGCGTATCTTGCCTCTTTAATATTTCACCAGTTCTATCTACTCTCGTGTTTAAATCTGACTTTAACTGTTCTGTATATGAAGGCTCTTTAGGTACTGCTGGTTTAGGTACAACTCCACTTCTAAAATTAGTTATAGCAGTAATAACATCCTCTTTAGACTTACCATTTTGTAAGCCAAACTTTATTATATCTTGTTCTTGTTGATTAAAAGCCATTGTTTTTTAGTTAGAATAATAATTAGCTGGATTAGTGTTCATGTTTTGTGGAGTAAATGTGTTATCTAGTAAAGACTGCTCGCTTGTATCTAGTAGTGTTCCAGTTTTTAGTAAAATAGCTCTATTTGTTAAATCCTGTATGGTTTTCATTTCTTTCTTAAATGACTCCTCATCAATATTCCATACCCCCATACCAATCCCTTTGTCGTCTTTTATCTCCCAGTCGTTTATCGCAGAAGCGGAACTAGCTAGTAGTGATAGTTCGCCCTCTGATAAAGCACCAAATGTAGCCCCTCTAGCTTTAGCGTCAATAAGATTTTGTAATGTTAAGCCTCCAAGCAATTTATGGACACCTCCAGCAAAATCCTGACCCTCTCCAGTAGCACCTGCATAAATATCTTTAAGTAGTCCAGGGATACCGACTACAGATGTAACTTTTATAAGATTTCCTGATAACCCTGTAGCACTTCTTGACGCTAAATTTGTTCCAACTCTTGAATTAAGCCCAGGGTGTTCTTTTAGGACATCTATGGTAGCAACTTTATCTTGCATAACAGGCAAACTTGCCTTAGCTTCTGTTAATTGCTCTGCATTAGCTTGTAATTCTTTCTTCGTAGGTTGTCCTAATAATTCAGTCTGTTTTTTCTTATATTCAAGTTCTGCCTTCTTAATAGCAAAATCTAACCTTGCCGTAGGGTCATCTATTTTTGATACTATCTTTGATAAATCGCTTCTAAATGTTTTAGATTTTGCGTCAAGTTGATTAAATGAATCTACTAAGTATGACTGACCTGTTTTTACAGCAGTTTTAGACCATTCATTCATTAAATCAAGATTTGTTTTTTGTTCTTGATATGCTCTCTCATTTTGTACCTTCTGTTCATCCAGCCTAGCCTGCTCTTTCTTACTAGCAAATTCAAATACAGAGTCTACTAGTTTATTCTTAAATTCGTATTGGTTTTGTGCGTCTGTTACTCTGATTTTAAATAGCGTATCAAGATGTTGCTGTGCCATTTGTAAATCACCTTGTGCTGCGGATAATTGAGCTTGTAATGGTAATGACTGTATTGCCGCCTCCTTTGATATTTGAGCCTGTATACCTCCAATTATAGCCTCTGGAACGCCTCTACCTTGCCCTGTGACAGATAATTGGTCTGCTTGTGACTTGGTTACTATAGCATTAATCTGACCTGCTAAATTATTAACTTTTTGCTGTTTTTCTATAACACCTGCTTCATTTCTTGTCTGATTGTATATGTCTGCTTGATTAACTGGTGCAATATCTTTTTTTGCCCCTATGTAGTCACTAAAAAGCTTATCAAAGTTTGTCGCTCCTGTATCTACAGTACCTGTTACTGGAGTTGCTTTTGTTCCCGTCTCGGCTGGAGTTGTAAGAGTTACTGGCGTAAGAAACTGATTGTAGTTTGCTGGAGTAGGTTTAGCAGGTACAGGAATAGGCGTTACATTCTCGTTTACAGTAGAAAGAGGAATAGTAGTAGACGCAGGTGTAACTTTACTTACATCAAAAGAACCAGCAGAAGCTGTTGGGTTAGATTTATAATATGACATGGCTGCGTCAAAAACAGATTGATTACTTGGCACAGTAGATTCGCTCTTATTAGTTTTTTGAGATGATGTTCCTGATTCATCCAAAAGAACTGCCCCTGGCGGTAGTGATGAGTTACTACTTGCTGAATATGTCACACCGTTTAATTTATAGTTAAAAGCCATAGTTTTTGTTATTATTATATCATGATTTTATGATTGTGTACCTACTTTAGTCCATGTTGGCGTTGTTGCAGTGCAAACATAAACAATACCACCGACCTCAATTATTTCGCCAACTTCACTAACTGTAGTCGGTGTAGCTGAATAATGAGGAATCTTTAATCTATAACGAAAATCACAGAACTTTGTAAAATCCTGCCTACTAGAAAAATTACCGCTATAGTATTCAGACTTTAATTCTGCTAACTGACGTTCTAATTCACTGACTCTTGTTGTTAAGTTTTGATTGTCCATTATATTGCATTATTTATTATTGCTTCTGCTTCATATCCAGTAATTTCAGCACCACCAGATGACTCAATTCTGAATATAAATTCTCTACCTGTTTTAAAATTATCACCTGTAGATTCTATATTTATGAATGAACGAGCCAATAGCCCAGTAGTTGATATGCTTCCAATGGTAGTGAAAGAAGTCTCATCATCAACCTTATATTTTACAGTTACAGATTCTCCACTTGCCAACTTTCTTACTGCTAACTTAAATTTTTTAAAAGTCTTATCATCAAAGGCGTTATCAAAATTATATACCTGCGATTCATAAACAGATGTAAAACTATATGTTGCAGTGTCGTTTGTTTTATCTATACTTCCGTCTGCACTATGAGCTATAAAGAAATAGTTAGCGGCAGTACCAAAAGATTGTATTCCTGATGTAGATACATTCTCATCAATAATATCTAAGTTTAATGCCCATTGATATGCAACACTTTTTCTACCAAAACTCCAAATACCCTCGTGGTATTCAGTACCTGTATCGTTAGTCATTATCTTGGCTGAAAAGAATAAACGATTATTTTTTACTGCCTTTGATATAGGAATAGTTTTTCCAGTAAGTTTCTTTGTAAAATATTCCTTAAAAACAGACGGTGTACCTCCTTGATAAATCTGGATAATCATTGAACCTCTACCTGCACCTGTATCATTATTTAAATATCTATCTGTAACGCCGACCAACATACCCTCAATATTCTCTAAGATTCTTAGTTCACCATCTCCCCAGTCAATAGTCTCTTGCACATCTGTAGATGAGTAGTTCCACAAATATACCACTGACTTACCATTAAATGTTGATATTGGAGCACAACCAATGGCTAGATAGTTTCCATATCTAGTAAGTGAGGTTATCTTTAAATCTGTAGGTAATGTAAGTACAGCGTCATTAACTGTGCCTCCTGATGTTACTCTTACAAGTTTATTGTTGTATGGTAAATACAAATTATCATCCTTACCAATAATCCCTTGTGCTACAGATGTTATAGTCCCTACAGTACCAGCCGTATTTGTTATTGAAGGTGAACCAGATAACAATCCCCATTTCCACACCTGCGTAGTACCCTGAAATCCCCATAGATAGTCCTTGTATTCCACAAAACAACCATTTAGAACTGCTCCATTACCCTCCGAAGATGATGGTAAAGTCCAGTTACCAGTTGTCGCGTCTGCTTTATAAACAATCTTAGTAAGTCCTGCACCTGTCTGCCCTAAACCATATAATTTAGCAGAAGCCGAAGCATAGACAAAATCTCGCACATAGTACTGCTTCATCCCTGTCGCTGTTGAACCATCATTTGTATCTGTTTCTAATGAGCGATAGGGTGTAAGCCTTCTAGGATTAGAATATATGTCAAAGTGTTTTGCTATTTGAAATTCATTGGAACGATTTAATCGAATGTCATCACTGACACCTCCATCAAATCTTTCTGCTTTTATTGATACTGTTTTAGACATAGTTATATTTTTATCCAAATGCTTCCCATTTTATCGTAGCAGTCCCTGTTGGACTTCCTGATTTTGACCATGTTATTGATATATTTGTAGCGTCTACGGAAACTGTTCCTGTAATATAGGCTGCGGATGTGTCATATATCATAAAGTTGTCTTTATTGGCAGTGTTAAATGTCGTAGATGTAGACACCATAATACACTCATAGTATGATGTGCCTCCTATAACCCTAGCTTGAGATACTGTGGATGAGTTTGACCCATTAAAAGCAGTATATATAGCAATTCTTTGAGGTGTAGCTCCTAAACCATGAGCAATAGTTGTAGTAGTGGTTGCACTAATATCTTTTGTTGTACTACCTCCTACCCATGATAGAGAAGTCATTGTACTTGGTAATTTACCAGAAGAATTGAGGCGTGGTATTTTGCCCTCATCAGCAGCACCAGCAGATGATGTGGTAGTTAGTGAAGGATTAATAAATAATCTTGCCCCTGTACCTCCAACGGCAGTTCCTGCAATTATTTCTGCTATTGTAGCTTCCTCTACTATACCTCTCGTAGTAGTAGAAGCATTTACATTTCCTCCCGCGTCAACGTATGCCTTAACTGCCTTTTGTGTAGCAACCTTACTGTCGCTATTAGCTGCTAAAGTTGTATCAGTATCGAGTACAGAAGTTTCAATCTTATCAGAATTTAAATTACTAAAGTTAGTGTTAATAACTGTTCTTGAAGAAGAAATATTGTCGCTACCATTTATTGTAGTTAAAGTGCTCATATGTTATGCTGGTTTATTAATATTAGTAATAGAGGTTGTAGGTTTTGCAAAACCATCCATAAGCGAACCCATATCATCCCATGTTCTTGACTCACTGCTCCATGTAGAAGTTACACTAGCCCAAGTTTCGTATGAAGCTATACGGTCTGTATTTGTTAGAGATGTAGTAGGTTTAGATATGTTTGTAATTGACATGGTATTTATCTATTATCTTCTGCAAAAGCGATTATTCTTCTTTTTTCATCTTTATTTCTACCTTTAAAGTAAGTAATCATCTTTTGCTCCTCTCTTTGCATTTCTGTAGCTAGTACTGAAAGATTTTCAAGACCAAGTGTTAATGCACAGTCATAAGCTGCAAAAATTACCGCACCTCTGTGAAGTATTACAGGTATACCGATTTCTTTAGTTGTATCAGTTGATGTAACGTATGAAGATGACCTCTGGAAATAAAATTTTAAACCTGATGTAATGCTTGTAGATGGCTTAGGATAAAGTCTGATAATATTATCTGCAATCTTATCGTACTTAGTTGGTGTACCTGCTGTCTTTTCGTACTCATCTAGTGCTACATCTATTTCGTTTTGGTCTATTAAGTCTAGCTTATGGTATAAGCCGTCTGAACCTAGTAAATCTATTCTTGTAAGTGTTAAAATCTTATTACCTTGCTCATCTGTAAGAAATGAATAATCACTTTGATTAGCTACAAGATTTGTAGTACCAATGGGTAATTTAGTATGATTCGAGTCATCAAAATTAAACTTAGTATCTGTAGCAATCAAATACCCATTTACCATGTCTAAGTAATTATTAACAGAGTTAGCAATCTTTTCATTTGACCATTGAGTAGAGTCTACTCTAGCAATAGTCCTTGCCTGTTGTGCTATACCTGAATTGTCGCTTGTGTTTGAGAATTGCATTTTATATATTTATGGGGTTATTAGAGGGTACACACCGACCAGTATGCCCTCAAACAACCCCACAAGGGGATTGTTATACTTAATTCTGTACCCAAGTAGCCTGACAAACTCCTGTTGGACTAAATGTACCTGCTCCTCCTGCCATACCTACTACTAGATATGTGTTTGGTGCGAATACACCTATACCATCAACCACTACTGAATTTGTTGTACTAGCTACCAATGTTGCTTGAGCATTTGCTGCAACTGAACCTGACGCTAACAATGTTGTTGTTGCATAAGGTGTTGTTGCTTTTGCTATGGTTACAGTTGAAGCTGTTGTTGAAGAAACACTAAATCTGATTGAAGCAAATTCTAGTGTACTTGTTGCAGCAGGTGCTTGTAATGCACAAACTGTTGTTGTTGCACTGTTCAATGTTTCTGTTCTAGCTCCCCAACGCCTTACTCCTCCAAAAGAGAAGTAAGGTGACTGTATATCTGGTGATGAGACTGAACCTAATACTGCTTGCTTAGGTACATTTACATTCACGATTGGAGCTGACTGTTCTGGAACAGATACATTCACAACTGGTGCTGGTACATTCACAACTGGTGCTGCTGAAGCTCCTAGACTCTTGTACTCTGTTACGATTGCTGGCTTCTTAATAAAAAGAACACCAAATACAAGTGTTGTGGCTACAAATACTCCTATTGTTATATTTTTTGTATCCATTTTAATAATTATTATGATAATTTGTTTTTACTTCCATAAGATAGATTGCTCTTTATTGGAGCTGGTGCATTTTTCAATGCTCTCAATCTCGCAATAAGTACATCTTTCTTAATAGCCCACTTTTCTGGATTCTGATACGCATAAGCATTTAATGTTTTTGCATATTCAACCTGTGCCTCGCTTGCACCCTCTGGTAGTGTAACTACAAGAGGAAGCTCTACTGGTCTTAGTACCATAGGGTCTTTGACGACTATGTCGTCTGTAACCTCTGGTGCTATATCTACTACCTTTGCTACTTCTACCTCTGCTATTTTCTTTGTTTCTTTTGCTGACATTTTATATTTACTTAACCCTGTGGGAATTTAGAGAACCGTCGGCGGTGAGCAGTTCCCTAAAACCCCACAGGGGGGTCTAATAAACTACGCTATGGTTATATCAACAACTAGACCTGTATTTTGAGCCCATAGTTTAAAGCCGACTAAACAATAAACTACTGTCTCCTTACCTGTCTTTCCTGTAACTGACTTTTCCTCATACTGCATACCTCTTGGTGAAGCATATACAGAAGTGTTCTTAATACCGAATACTCTGTGTCCACTGTTTGTTACAGTAGTTGTACCAATTGTAGCGTCTACGAATGTTCCTGTGCGAACAACATAAATGTCTGTTCCCATCCAAGAGTTCATAAAGCCGTTATTGATAACTGAATCTGCTACACTGAAACCGTTTGTTGCACCTGCTATTGCAAATCCAACAAGGTCTGTGTTTTCTATAACAAGGAATGTTCCTGATACAGCGTCAACACTCTGATAACCTGCTACTTTTGACTGTAGGTTAGCTAGGATAGTGTTAATGTTAGCTGCTGTTGTAAATCCTCCAGCTGGTGTTGTGTATGAACCAGTTGCGTCCTCACAAAGGTTGTTAAGTACGAACTTATCAACTCCGTAAGCTACTGCATACATCATGTTATCTAGTCTTGAAGTAGCAACATCAAATACTGAGAAGAATTCCTCATGTGCAAATACATGTTCTGCATAAATAACTTCATCAGTTACTGTTAGTGCATCATCTGTAATTGTCCATGCTGATACTGAGTAAGTACCTGCAACTGCTTGGATTGTAGCTGTTGGCTGACCTCCGTAAGGATTTTGTATTCTCTTAACATCTGAATTATCTACCTTACAAATCTTCTCTGCTACTAGAGCATTTCTTAGAACGATAGCAAACTGTGACTGAAAATATGCGTCACGGGTACTATATGTTGATTGTGTATTCACTTTTATTTGGTTTAAATTAATAAACCGCCGATACTAGTTTCTCTCCTTTTTGCCCCCTCGTCTTGCATAGAATAGTCTTTCTGCGTCTGAACTTCCCTTTTCTGGTACAATTCCTTTAGAAAGGTTAGAAAGTAGACTTTCATCTGTAACTTTTGTAGTTACTCTCTTTGAAACACCTGTACTGGTAGCTTCTTGAGTCTTTCTAAACTCCTCTCTTTCAGACAAAATAGACTTTATTGTGCTTGACTTGATAGCCTCTTCCACTGAAATCTTTTTATACTTAGCGTAGTCCAAGACTTCGTCAATATCATCATTGTGAACATTTGCTCGCATGATAGCTATTGCGTCCTTTGGTGAAAGGTCAATATTATTCTTTTCACTATTGTTGTGAACAGGATTGCCAATTTTCTTTTTCAATTCTTCGGCTTCGGTACGATATTTTATTTTCTGACCAATAACGGCTGAAAACTTTTTACGGTGTTCAATCTCTTTATTAGTTAGCTTTTCAATTTTATCTGAGTCTGTAGTTTCATCGAAACCATATTCTGCGATAATTTCGTTTCGTATCTCATCCTCCTTTACCTCTACATTAGCTTGCTGTTCGCTTGCTAATTCTTCCCCACTTAGCTTATTATCCATAGGATTTTTATTTTGAGCATTGCTCAGTTAATATAATAATAACACTTATAAAAATAGTAGCAAGTATTACTGGTTACTATCTTTCTCTTTATTTTCTTTTGATACAGATGAAGAAACTGTATTTTGTTCTGCTGTTAATTTAGCAAATAATAGACCTGTCTCAATTGTCTTTATAAACAAATTTCTTGCCAATAATGACACTTGATAAGGGTCTGCTATTAGATTTAATTTAACATCTATATTTGGCTGTTCACCAAATGGATTATCCAAAAGTTTAAAAGCCTTTGTTAGTAGTTCATAAACTAATTGTTTTGACTCTACAACTTGTGCTATCAACTCTCTTGAACCTCCTAATATATTCTGTTCTGTACCTATCCAAAAATCCGCCACTTGCCCGATAGGTGTATCAGTTAAGTTTAAAATAGGAAATGTTTTCTTTCTTAATGCCAACTTTAACTCATCATTAACAAATGTATCTTTTACTAATTTCTTATCTTCGTCACTAACAGGAAAACCTAGAAATAATGCTCTTAAAACTTTAAGCAAATATTCATTACCACTAAATGTTCTCTTTAGTAACTCTGCCTCTTTTTCTGACACTGGTGTTGAAACTACTTTATTTTCCGCCATGTATTTTATTAATTAAACTTATAATTGTGTTGTACCTGCAACCGCACTAGGGACTGCACCTGAAACTGGAACTGCACCGCCTGATGATTGACCACCCTGCATAGCAGGCATAGGCGACGGCATACTCTTAATTTGTGATAATTCAATTGGTGATATATAACCTGATGTTTCCAGTATCTTATCAACAATCATTCTAGCTCTAGGATTCTGTTCAAAACCTGGCTGAACTACTACCTGTAAAGCTGTATTTAGAGTCGCTAATGCTGATTGATAATCCTTAGCCTCTCCTGTTATATCTATTTCCAATTCCCATTCCATATCTGCAAACTGCTCTTTCCAAGTTACATCATCTATTTCATTTGGCTTAAAGAATCTAGTTACACCATGTTCAGACAATGCACTTTGTGTACCTTGTTGTAGTGAAGCTATAAGTGATTGCTGTTCTTCTTGTGTTACTTCCTCACCATTTAATACCTTGTCTTTTATAATTCTATTAGACTCCTTGATTGAATAATTCTTTATGTATTTAGAATCAATTGAATATATCTCATGTGCTTCTAGTATTCCTGATATTTCCTTTGATGTTTTTAGTGAAGTCTTTTTTATAAAAGGTATAATTCTCTCTCTAAAGAATTTCTCAATGTAAAGTCCCTTATTCTCTGTCATCAATTCAAATAGAGAATATGACTCTTGTAGCAATGCTTCTGTTTGTCTCCATGCTGTACCTGATTTTGGTGCTACTCCTAGCATAGCCTCTGATACTCCTATAATTTCATTACCTAGTGCCTTCCATTGCTGTCCAAAGCTCTGTAATGATGATATGTCATGAGAGTTATTAGCCAATTGTGTAAGAGGCTGATTGACTGCATGTATCAATATATCTCCGTTTTCAATTGCTGTGATAGCGTTTTGACCTACAAATGTTCCATCTGATGTTTGGAATATCAATTTACCTGCAATATCTAGCTGGTCTTTTATTGACTTAGCTGTGTGACACATCATCCATTGAGCTTGGAATAAATGCTCTACTGCACCAATTGAGAGTGTTCTACCATCTTCTTCTATTAAATGAGTTATGTCGTAAGGATTTTTTTCCTCTCTACCTGAATACAAACAAAAATCTTGATATTCTCCAGCCTTCTTATTTGCTAGGAATGATACAACATGCATTTGTTGTACATAAGTTTCTTCATCTTTTTCTTTGCCTGTTAAATATGATAGAGGAAATTCTCCGTGTATTTCATATACTTTTATATAATCATTTTTTGTATCTTTTCTTGTCTTATCTAAATTTTCTCTTGACCTCTTTGCCTCTGTAAGTTCCTCAATCACATCTTGATTGTATGACTTTTGTTTTCTCAATTGTGCCTCTGTGTATTCTAAAACTTCTATTACAGGATTACCCTCAAATGATACTGAATCTACTATAAGTCTATTCCACGGAATAACAGATGGTATTAGCTTTCCATCTTTCTCTACATGCTTTACTACGGCTGAACCATATCTTGATAGAACTCTACCCCAATTATTTAAAAACTGTCCGTAACTGTTTCTTGTCATCCAATCTCTAGCAAGAACAGTGGCAACTAGTGAGTTTAAAGTATCTTTACTCTTACCTGCCTTTATTCTTATATTCTTTCTATCAATATCAGTCGCTCTGTACCAGATGTTACTTGCTGATACAACAATGTTAGGAAATGGTTTCAATCTACCTTGTGAGTCTCTATCACCTGAAATATGTTTAGAGTTTAAATACGCCTCAATAGTGTTTACGGTGTCATAAAGGGAATGCTGAACATACTTTGATATGGTGGTTTTACCACTAATATAATCAGACTCATTTTGTCTAACTATTTCTGCTATTTCATTTTTATCAGAATATTCTTTTGTTTGTTTTGCCATAAACTATCCGCCGATAGTTAAATTTAATTTATTATCTATAAGTTGCTGTATACTTTCCTGCAAAACCAGTGACTGTATCTATACCCAGACCTCTCTTTAAAGCAACATCAAACGTATATGTACCTAAACCAGCAGAAGCCTGAAATTGTGCAACGGTAGTAGAGGCAATATCAGTAGTTGACGTAGCGTCCATAATTCTTACTATTGAAGCGTCTGTGGTGGTTATTATTATAGAACCTAATGTAACTGGTGCGACTTGAATAACTCTAGTTGATGTCCATGATGTTGATGTAGCTTGGTACTCTCCTGTTTGACCAACACTTCCTATTACTGACTCCTCTACTCTACTATTAACACCTGTTAAGTAAATTACTGCAACTATTACTATACTCAATATTGAAATACCAACCTTTTTTATTGTATTCATTTTTATTTTAGAATTCTTTTAATTATTAAATTATACACCATAGACTTTTTAATGCAATGTCAAGTTTGTTATTGTGCTTCATTCTTACTAAAGTTATTTTTGTTTGCCATAAACCTTTCGTTTTGTTTAAGAATTATTGTCTTATCCTGTGATGTAATTACCAAAGTATCTTTTCTTAATTCAAACCATGCCCTGTAAATAATAACATCTCCTATGTCTGGCGACCTTCCTAAATCCTTTTTAACATCCTCTTTTGGCTTTATAGTTAATTTACCGTCGCTATCAACACTTTTTTTTCTCAATAGTGCCGATACATCCTCTATTATCGCTTCTCGGTAATCAATTACATCAAAGCGTATCTTATGTTCGTTTATCAACTCTGCTAACTTATACGCACATTGCGACTTTAAATTAGCAAAGTTTATCTTTGGTATTAAATAGTTATCTGTTCTACTCAATTTATCCTGTATCTGTGAGGCTGTAGGAAGGGCTGTAGAGTTAGCTACAAAGCCTTTAGCCCCAAACATACCATCAAGTACACCACCGCCAATTCCATCTTCATCAATCAGTATATTTGAATACGGTATTTTCTCTGCACTAGCCAAGTCCTTTAGCTTTTGTAGCGTAACTGTAATAGCTTGCTTTTGATATCTTTCTATCTTGTATAACTCTAATCCATCCCAAAAAGCTATGACAGTAGAGTCATCTCCAAATCTTGCTACATCGGCTGTAATGTATTTCTGACCATCTTTTATGATTGAATTACTAAAAGCGTCTGATAAAGCGTCTGAGTTTATCAAAGAGTCTTTATCCTCCTCATAATCCCAATCACCTAGAAATAGTCTTTGTCTTCTTACTTGGTCTTTCTCTTGTGAAAGTGTATTTATATAATCCTGTGGTAGATATGGATTATCGGTAGCTAGCGATTGAATAAACTTTCTTGATGGTGGTAGTCTGTTATCTTTCCATAAATCTATAAAATCCCTTTTCATCCAGTTTTTCTTTGGATTTGCAGTAATGAATAGTTTCTTTTTTAAATTGTATACATCATTTTTCCAACGACCTACTGATAGCCATAGGTTAGCTTTAGCTGACTCTGCAACCTCTCCAGCCTCCTCAATCCAACCTCTAGTCATCTGCATAGAGCCAAATCTTTCAAACAAAGGGTCGCTTGGTAATTCCTTACAAGCAATCAAAAATACCTTTGAGCCATTCTTTAAATTAAAAATATTGTACTGTCCATCAAATGTCGCATAGTCATCTATATTTAATCCCCAGTTCTTAAACACTTCATGAATAGAGGGTATAGTAAACTTTCTCAAGTCTGTTAGCTCTCCTCTTGCAATAAAGTAATGTGTGTCTGGATAGATTAGTGCGTCACCAAATATCAGAGAGCAGCCTAGATAAGATTTACCGCCTCCCTTTCCTCCTCCGAATAATATCTGTTCACTCACCTCATCAATCCAATATTCACATGCTTGTAACTGCTTATCGTTTTTAGTTCTGAACTCTAATTCCATTATTGCTTTATTATCTTCATTCCGCTTATCTTAACTACTAAAGGATTTTCAACATCACCTGCTACTGTCTGTACTGCTTTACCAAATCTCTGTTCAATTACAAATTTCAACATAGTCTCGTTTCCATTATTTGCCATTTCAATTGCTTTTTTTACAAGTATTTCTGCCTGTTCCTCTGACATATAATCAGAAAACTTAGGCTTTGATGTTGCCCCTTTTGGTCTACCTCCACTTTTTCCATTTATTTTAGAAGCTATTCCAGCCATATAATTAGGTTTTTTAGGTTTTTTATTTACTACTTTTTCCTCTTTGGATATGCCTTAGAAAGTGCAATAGCTAGTATTTGAGCCTTACTTCTTACTTTTCCATTAGCACCTCTAGCATTACCTTTTTTCTTATTGTCTGCTCTTAGTTCTCTTATGTTTTTACCTATATTCTTTTTACCTGATTTTAACATGTGATTTAGATTATTTACTAATGTGTTTATTATACCACACTTTTAGCATAATTTCTTATTTTACTTCTTGCTTGACCAAATGTTAATAAATTCCCATATAATTCACCTGATAAAGCACTCGCCATATTATCCAATACCCAATCTTTCATCTTGTACTGTGTTATGTGCTTTAGTATGAACTTATACTGCTCTCCGTATGCTTCTAATTCCTGTGTCAATCTAAAGTCTTTATTTTCTAAATACATTTTCCACCATATCTCTGGTGTTAGACTTTGCTGTTTTGTATGTACTTGTTCATGTACTTCTAAATCTGGTGTTACATCTATCTCAAATGGATTGTAAAGTGTATCTCCATAAGTGAATATTGGTTTACTTGTTGATAGATTAGGAAAGACTGAGATTATGTGAGTATAGTTTGGAGGGTATTGTTTAGATATTTTCATTTCTCTTGTTTTCTAAAACATTTATTACACAACCAAATTCTTAATTTCCAACTCCAGTTGTATTGTTTATCAACTTTACTGCATAACCCACATTTCTTTTCAAAGTTATCAATAATGATTGTCATTTATTTAGCTTTTAGAATCGACCGTTAGCATTTTTATCTTTATATTATATAACCTATTAGTATTTTTGTAAACAAAAAAGCCCTTTCGGGCTTAGGTGTAACTTACTTATTCCAACATGTCTTTGATGAATACCACGGCTCTGTACCCTTATTAGCGTATAGCCACTTAGCAAATGTTTCATTATCAGCCTCCTTTGTTAAATCTAATTTCATTTCGCCTGCCTTTTTATTCCATACAGAATTGATTTGAAACTTGCCTGTATCAACAGTTCCGTTTGTATTAGCTCTCATTATAACTTGTCCATCTTTGTTATAGTGACTACCACCACTTTCACATACCGCTATTCTCTTAAGTACTGGCGACTCCTTTTCAACTTCAACCATAACCTCTCTATCTGCAAATACTACCTCTGGTTGAGTAGTTTTTCTACCTAAATGAAATGAACCATAAACTAACCCTATAATGAAAGAGGCTATTGCAACCTTTCTAACCATCTTAACAAACCTGTATTTGAATACCTGCCACTTTGTAGCTCCTACAACCACATCTTTTAATCTCTTATCTCCAAAGAACACTTTTGTATATTTCATATGTTTTATTTTTTTATTTCTAACCCTGCTATAAGTATACACTAGTATGCTTACTTGTATAGTGAGGGGGTGTGGATAACTATTTTGCTTGATTTATTTTTAAATGAGGTATAATACTATGTATGGAACACAATACGACTAATAACAACTTAATAATTTTGTTGGCAGCAGGTAGTAGTACATCATTCCCTTTAGTCGGGGAGTTCCAGTGTACTGCTACCTTTTGCCTATAAAATATATGAAAATAAAAGAACATGTTTTGTTACCGCTTTTAATAGAAAAGGAATTAGGCTTTCTAGTCTATGAATGTATACACTGTAATAGATTATATTGGTTTGAGACAAAAAAGATATCTCCGCCAGAACAATCAACTAATAAAGAATGTCATGGCTAATCCAGCATTAAAAAATGGTTATGTATCAATCGCGACAGAACTAGTAGAAAAGTTTGCAACACTTAGTATTCCTAGTTCAGAAATGAGAATAGTATGGGTTGTTTGGCGTAAGACTTGGGGATGGAAAGATGGTGACAGACACAAGGATTGGGACTGGATTTCTCTATCTCAATTTGAGAAGCTTACTACTATGAAGCATGGTAATGTGGCTAAATCGCTTAAATCGTTAGTAGTCAAACGCATACTACTAAAGAAAGAAAATAGCTATAAATTTAATCAGAATTACGATGAGTGGGTAGTAGTCAAACGACTACCCCCAGTAGTCAAACGCATACTACCCAGTAGTCAAACGACTACCAAAAGTAGTAGTCAAACGCATACTAACAATAGAAACAAAGAAACTAATACAATAGATATATACGGCGGACTGCGTCCGCAGGATGTTAGTTTGTTTATTAATTCCTTTAAAGAAGTAAATCCTTCGTATCAGAGGTTATTTGGTAATACCACAGAAATTAAAGCGTCAGTAAGACTAATTCAGAAGTACTCGCTAGATAAAATGATTTCTACAGCAAATGCTTTACAAGAAATTATTACCAAGCCCTATGCCCCAAGAATTACTACCCCGTATGAACTAGAAAAGAATTTAGGAAAGTTACTAGCATTTATAGAACAGAATAAAAATATTATTAAAGAGAAGAAACCAAAAATAGCATTCACATGAATAAATTTAAAATTAAACTTATAACAGGTTTTAGAAAAGACCAACATTACACAATAAACGCTGATGAAGCTCATAAAGCTTACTATTTATTCTTAAATCCAGACCAAAGAGGAGTATTTAGTAATGGAGTTGCTTTATTAGGTAGTAGCATTCAAGGGATAGAACCTGATTATAATGCAACGATGGGATGGAATGACGACCACCAACTAGATGGAGATGATTTTAACCAACTGAAGCAAAAAGGGATAGACAAAGAAATACGAGACATTCTTTACTTGGCTAAAGATACTGCAATAAATTTTCCAGAAAAGACAAATATCCCACTATCAGAAATTAAATTACTGAAATAACTTATCCACAGTTTTACTTTGTAAGTAAGCCTACTCATGCTATTGTATACACATGGATAAAGAAATAAAAGAATATAGTGAAGCAGTAAAGGAACATATTAGTGTTTGTGCAGAAGAACACCTCATTAAAGCAAAGTTGCAGAAATGTAGGTATAGACTTCTAAGGGCGAGCCAAGCACTAAGAATGAAACAGCAAGAATTATTAGAAGATAGTATAACCACATGTTAAGCCGAAAGAAACACAAAATATATGTATTTATACTCAACGATGAAGAAACAGTATTAGTACAGAAATCATTTGATGTAAATTTATTTCGTTATTCCAAAAAACCATTAAAAATAAAACATCTACTTTTTGAAGCTAAAAGACAACAAATCAAAATAGATACAAAAAGGTCAATTACAAAATCAATTATAAATAAAGATTATGAAAAAAATAGCAGTAGTAAAACAAAAAACAGCTAACTTACTTCCAACAATACAAGAAATTTATAATGATAAGATAGAAATTATTAAGCAAAACAAACTTAATATAATATTAAACAGTGAGCCAAAAACTGAATGGGTAAAGACACACCCCTTTGTAAAGAATTTAAAATATCTCCCGATTGAAAGGGTTGAATATCTTTTGACAATGATTTTTTCAAAGTGGAGTGTTGAAATAAAATCAGTACAGCTAATCGCAAACAGTGTGGTAGTGACAGTAAGACTTTCTGTACAAAATCCTATTACAGGAAATATGGATTACCAAGATGGAGTTGGTGCAATGCCAATACAAGTACAAAAAGGACAAGGTGCTACAAATTTTGAAAAGATGAACTCAAGTGCAATACAAATAGGAACACCTGCGGCAGAAAGCTACGCAATAAAAGACGCAGCAGAAAAGTTTGGTAGAATATTTGGAAAAGACTTAAACAGAAAAGACTTTATAGTTTATGCAGATAGACTACATGCTCAAATAGAAACAACTAAAATATTAGATATTATTGAACAAATTGAAAATTCAAAAAGTAAACAAGAATTAAGAAAAATCTGGTTGGAGTTAAGTCAGTCGGAAAGGGATAATTTAGATGTAAAAGCTAGTTACGAGTTTAACATGCAAAAATACAATGACAAAAAATAATATTGAACTTATTGATGTAGAACAAAGGTCGGAAGACTGGCATAGTGCTAGACTTGGAGTGGTAACAGGCACAGGATTAAAAAGTGTCATTGGTACTCCAAAAGTTAGAGAAACTTACTTTTATGAAATTCTAGCAGAAAGACTATCCACAGAGGCAAATTCTGATGAAAGTGCTATGGATAGGGGCGTAAGGCTAGAAAGTGAAGCCATAAAGGAGTATAAAACACAAACAAACGCAAAAATCTCGCTTATAGGACTAGTAAAACGAAAAGATAACAAATGGCTAGGCTATTCGCCAGACGCTCTTATAGAGCAAAATAACGGCATATACGAAAAAGACATTGAGGTAAAATGTCTATCAAGTGCAAAACATATAAAAACATATCTTACACAGCAAATACCAGAGGAATATGTAGCACAAGCGATTAGTGGATTTGTAGTAAATGACGATTTGAAAGAAAGAGATTTTGTATTCTACGACCCACGCATTAGTAAGATTCCGTTTTTCATAATTACAATTAAAAGGTCGGATTATGAAATACAGATAGCAGAGGCAAAATTAAAAGTGGAAGAATTTATAAGTGAAGTAAATAATACATTGGAAAAGATAATATGATATATGACGAGACAGCAGAACAATATGCACAGAAAATGTGTAAGTTAAGGACAAAGAAAGAAGTTGATAAGTTGATAAAATGGGCGGAAGATGAAATAAGTGAGTATAAAAGATTTATTAAAGAAGTTAAAAAAATTCAAAAATGCAAAATCAAAAAATAATACTAAAGCTAGATGTGAGTAAGATTGATAAAACAAAAATCATAACACAAACATTTACAACAAAAGATGGTGAAACAATTACAAAGAAAATATTAGATTTGGAACTTGTACCATTAAAAGAAACAAGGCTGATAAAAGATGGTGACACTTATCAGTTATATAAAACTCATTTTATAGCAGAGACACAGACAAAAGAGGAAAAGGCTAATAAGATTAAGTCTAAAATAATTGGAGATGGTTTAATGTTTAAGAATAAAGAAGAACAGAAGCCTGAAACAGATAATATTTTACAAACAGACAGCACTGATGAAAATGATGTTCCATTTTAGCAAATAAGGTAATATGTATGATATTTTACGCTAAAGCAACAGAAAAAGAGTTAATAGTAAAACTAGACTTTAATAACAAACTAGCTTTATCAAAATTCTTACAAAATAATCAAGAAAAAGGATATAAAGGTAGTTATGTTGTAACCATAGAAAAAGAAAAGAGCAAAAGAAGTCTTGACCAAAACTCTTATCTATGGGGAGTTGTATACAAAACAATATCAGATTATAATGGTGATACAGTCAATGACTTACATGCGTACTTTAAGAGAGTTTGCCTACCACCTGAATTTAAAAAGGTAATGGGTAAAGAATTTAAAGTACCTGCAAGCACTACGGAATTAAGTAAAGCAGATTTTGGAAATTACATAGAGAGGATAAGAGCGGAGGTTGCCCCTATGGGGATAATTATTCCAGAGGCTAATAACAAAGAGGAGTTTGATATACAAACAATACACTCAAATTTAGAAAAACCAAAAGGTAATATTACAGAATTTTAAAAACATGGTAAACGCAAAAAAGAAAGGAAACGCAGGAGAACATAACTTTTCACATTTCTTAATGGAGAATGGAATCAAGGCGTTTAGAAATAGTATGTCAGGAGGCTCTGTATGGAAAGGCGATATTGCAAATAATCTTGACTTAACAATTGAAGTAAAAACTGTTAAAAAAATAAACTTAAAAGAGGCTTGGAAGCAAGTGGCAAGAGATAGCAGTATTGCTCACAACAGTCCTGTATTAGCAATTCACTTTGATGGTATGCCAGAAAAAAACTGGCTTATGGTAATTAACTCGGAAGATTGGATAGAACTTATTAAAATATCAAATAAACATGGCAACAAAGAAATATAAATATTTAAGACCTTTACTACTACCTGCTCAAATAAAATACTTGAATAAGGTAGCAAAGAGAAATAAGCAGTCAGTAAGCGAATTAGTAAGAGAATTGATAGATGATTACATGAGTAGATTTCCGTTTTAGTAACTGTGAATACCTGTGGATAACTTATTTGCACTGGTATGCCTACCACGCTATAATGTATTTATAGAAGTATTTAGAAATAAAACATCGGTAACTTTGTAAAGTCTTGTACTATACTCGGTTACTCGCCAGATTTTAATTAAAAGTACTTCTATGCAAATTATTAAGTGCCTTGTGTCTTTTGCCCGATACACTCGCAAGGCGTATCGGACTGAGGAAAAATAAAATTATGCAAATAAAACATTCAAATATATATCGTGAGTTACGCGTGAGAAGGGTGAAGAATAAGATAATAAAGTTTATTAGATTAATATTCAAATAACATGTACACACGAGAAGATTATTACAATGAACCATACAAAGCAGAAATAGAAAGCGAAGGGAGAGAAAAGCAAGAGTATATAAAAGAGGAAAGTAAAATAGCAAGTGAGGATAATTAAATAAAACAATGTATAAACAAATAGATACATTAGAACAGTTAAAAAAAACAAGACAGGAATTTGTGAATGCTAGTAACAAGTATGATGAAGCCTCAAAGGAATTAAAGAAAGCAAGGAATGATTTTGTACTAGCTAGAAGGGAATTTTATAACGAGACAGAGGATTTAATTATGAAATAATATGTCCACCCCTCAAAAACTTCTTCTAACAGTTACAGTGAGTATAGTTTACATAGCATTAACAGTTGAGGTTATAAAATTAATTAAATAAGATGGAAAATATACTAATAATTGCACTAATAGTATTTCTAGTAATAACATATATAGTCCTAAAAAATGCTAAGTTAGGAGAAGTACCAGAGGATTAAAAATATGAAAATATGAAAAAAGAAAATAGAAAAATAGGAAAGAAAATTGTATTTATTCTAAGCGTAGAACCATATAGCCAAGATTGTATTGTCGTAGTAAATGGACAGTTTTCTGACGCTTTAAATGAAATAAAAAAGCATAAGACGGCTAACTCACTATTGGTTCAAAAGCACGTTTCAGAAAATGCAGAGCTTTACAAAGATGATTATGAGATGGATGGAGGGGGTAGGTTGTACACGAAACTACCTAAAGGTTATATTATGCTCATATCACACTGTGGTGATTTGGTTGATACCGTTGGACTGGTTACTCACGAATGTCTACACCTTACTCACTATGTACTTACAAATGCAGGTATAACACTAACCAAAGAAAGCGAAGAAGCATACACATACCTGTGCGAGAAATTAGTAGAAAGTATTTTACAAAAGATATACTAATTTAATGACCAAAGAAGAAAGACTACAAAAATATCTTCAAGAAAACCCAGAAGTACAGTTACACAAAGTAAGAAAGAAAAGAGTAAAGCAGACAGCAGAAGAAAAGCGATTTAAGCATATGCTTTACTCTCGCTTATACAGAGAAAGGAATTTAGAAAAGGTAAGGAAGTATGAAAGAGAATATTACAGAAAGAGGCGAGGCAAAACTAAAGAAGAGTTACTGGAGTACAGAAGAAAGAACAGAGAGGCAGTAGATAAGTATAGAGAAAAGTATAAGGAAACCATAAAGGCACGGTATAGAGTAAAGAAAGCTAAAGAAAGGAAAGAGTCACCAAGAGATGAGAATTATACAGTAAATGCTTTACATGGTTACTACGATGAAAAAGGCGAATTTAAATTAACAAAAGCAGGATTAAATAAATTAAAATGACAAAGAAAGAAGCTAACAGTATGAAAGACGGTGAATTGGTTGCTAAATTGCGACAATACAATCAGATGATAGGCTCTGCTCAGTTTACTAATAAACAGGAAACTCTTGAAAAACTATTTGGCTTAGATATGGAGATAGCTGATGAGATATTAAAACGTCTATCATTCAGAGATGGTCAAATAACGTCGCTTGAAAGAGACTTGCTAGATGATTTAATTCGTCCCAGTCTTGGTGTGGTTGGTCACTCTAGACTAATTGAGGGAGCTTCTTCACAAGACCTTAATTTCAGGGCACTACTTGAGAATATAAAAAATCTATATTGTAGAAATTATATCCTCGGTAAAGATAAGCGTAATTGGAATAAATTATTAGAAGAATTAGTTGACTAACCCTATAAAGCAAAAGAAATGGAAAAAACATCAATAAAAGCAGAGAATTATGGAGAAGTAATTGCCCAAAATTAATGACTTAGAGCTTGTTAGCTTTGAAGAGGATGGAGGCTATCAAGGAGAATACTTGGCTATTCTAAAAGACAAAAATAAGTTATATTATTTTATAGGTAGTTATGGTAGTTGTTCTGGATGTGACTGGCTTATTGATGTTCAAGACAGTAATGATACATTGCCTTACAAAGAGGCTCTTGATTATTGTGCGGGAGTGAAACCTGCGTATATTGTTCCATTAGATAGACCGCTAGAATTTACAAACTTAGGAGAATATGAAGGATGGAAACTAAAATGACACACAGTAAAGATTCAACAACACACTGGGAAGAAAATTTGCGAAAAGAATTTCAAGATTTTGCAGATAGTATTATGTGGTCAAATGATAGTGGAGATGAGAAATATATTGGAGTCGGTAATATGGCTGATTGGTGGATTGATAAGATTAAACAACTAAAATAGCAAACAACAAAAAGATATATTATAATAAAAGCAGATTGCTCTTGCTCTTCTGGGGCACGTATTAAAACAGCGTGATGGGCAAGTATACTTTGTAGCTTCAACTACAGTGCATACTCCCCAGAATAGTGAGAGTAATTTGTAAGCCAGAGAGCTGTATTGTTGGATTTTGCTTGAATAATCAATAGGGCAACAATAATTCTGTACAGAATTATGGTGTCAAAATCCTGCAATATAGTTCCCTGTCTTTCAAAAGAATAAATAATATGAAAAAAACAGATAGTTACATACGAAGATACGAAGGTTGTATGACTGACTGTGTAGGCTATTACCTAAATATCCATCCAGAGCATGTTCCTTTGTTTGTGAAGTTCGGAAAGTCTTGGAGTAAGAGATTTCGTTCCTACTGGAAAAGAAAAGGATATATTGTATGGTGGGAGTTATGTAAAACTCCACCAAAGAGAGGAACACATATTATAGTTGGCGATTCACTTGTATGGAAAAGATATAGTCACATGGTTGTATATAAGAATGGGAAACTTGCCTATGACCCAACATACCCTTCAAGGTGGAGAGACAATAGGATGACACATAAATTAGTAGTCAGAAAAATAACCCCTAGTAAATAGGGGTTTTGTTTTTTACCGAAGATAATGGTCGGTAAGTGCCATGAATATGAGAAGTAGATAGAGGCTCACCATGAAAATGAGACTAAACCTTGCACGCTTCCATTGCCAAATTAACAGATTTGATTTCATAGATTGACTTACAAGTATGTGAACAGTAGTCTTTCTGATGATGTCTAACGGCAGTCTTAGGATACTTGAAGTCGGCGGAGGTGAATACCTTACCGCAGTTCAAGCACTTGTGATTAGTGAGGTGCATTTATTCTGCGTGTTGATGTTCAAATGGCAGTAGTGTATCTTGCCCGATAGTTTGTGCTGTCTCGCTTGCCTGTGGCATAACGGCATTGAGGTCGGTACAAATAGGGCAGTAACCCTCACCATTGAATATTGTTAGTTGGTGCTGAAACACCATAGCGTTACAGCAGTCACATGCTATCTTCATATTTTTGCTCATAGTTTTAAAGAACCCTTTCAGTATTTAATTGTATACCTAGTTATGCACATAGGGAAGTGGATAACTTATGCTAATATATTTATATGAAATTAGTATGTAATTTATGCAAAAGAGAGGTAGATAAATTAACTAAAGACCATATAGTGCCTGTATCTTATATTCGTAAACTAGATAAAGCTAAAATAAAGTATAGTCATATATTGACTAAAAAGAATAAAAAGATATTTGGACATTATATTCCTAATATAAGAATGATATGTGGTGACTGTAATAGTAAAAGAGGTAATAAGTTATTTAACCACCCATTGATAAATGAAATTAGTTATTTACTTGAAAATAAAAAAACACCTTCCTATTCTGTAGAAAGGTGTTCACCTCCTTGCGGAGAAGACTAACGTGGATAATTCTGTATCCGTAGATATAGTAGCATACATTAAAGTAAATAAATAGTGCTATAATAATGCCATGATGTGTGCTATTATATACTCACAATGGATAAAATAAACAAAAGATACGGTAGGCTAGTTGTAATAAAAAAGACGGATTCAATTTTTGTTGGTGGACAATGGAGAAAAGCATACATTTGTAAATGTGATTGTGGAAAGATACTAACAAGGTTAAACCAAAATATTAGTAATAAAAACGTAAATAGTTGTGGTTGCTATACTATTGAACAGATAAAGAAGGTAGGACATATCAAAGGAGCTGATAGATACTGGAACTACAAACATGGAATGTTTGGAACTAGGTTTTACCAAACATACTTTAATTTAAACGAAAGGTGTCATAACAAGAAACATATTTCGTATAGGTTTTACGGTAAACTTGGTATAAAAAATGAATTTAAAGACTTTCAGTCTTTTTATGATTTAATGTATGAAAGTTATGTAAAGCATACAATAAAACATGGAATAAAACAGACCACCATTGATAGAATAAACAGTCTTGGTAATTATTCACCAAGCAATTGCAAATGGTCTACCTACAAGGAACAAGCAAATAATAGAAAGGACAATTTAATTTTAACTTATCATAATAAACAAAAGACACTAAGCCAGTGGTGTGAACATTTTAATATGTCTGCGTATCTAACACTTAAAAAGATACGAAGCATGGTATAATATATTTAGATTAGTACAACTTAAACCAAAGGTCTTTTATGTCCCGCTCGCAAAGAAGGCATGGTTCAAAAAGTCTTAGAAGAATAAAAATACAGAAAGGAGAATCCAGACACCATAGAAAGTGTGTCAGTCTAGGGGGAACAAATCATGAGAGTAACATCTCAATTGTGAAGGCGACAGACCACCAGCATTTTCACGCCCTATTTTCAAACTTGACACCACCGACTATCTGTGCCATCTTAAACGAGAAATGGCTGGATAGAGATTACGAATTCATTTGTGTAAGGAGAAAAATATGTACCAAATGAAATGCAAATGCGGTCGTATGTTCTTCCTAACACAAGCAGTCTACAAAGACAGTGACTACTGGTGTTCAGTAGAGTGTCATCTCAAATTTCATGTATATCGACACATTGAAGTTTGTAGACCATAAACGCAAAAGCCCCCTATCTTACGGTAGGGGGTTATTTTGCAATTAGATTATCAGGGAGTCATCTTTCTCCCGTTTAATTATCCCTTACAGCCATCATTTTCACAAGGAATAAATGTAGGGTAGGGTGTTTCTACCGCACTTACAGAATCATTTGGAGCTTCATAAGAAGCAGTTCTTGAGAATGTAAATAACAGAAACCCTATAAATATTATTGATAATATAATTATTGTATTTTTTATCATATATTTTATACACCTCACTTAGCTGAGGGTGACTACTGTGGACGAGTCACGAACAGCGATAGTTGACTTCAGAAATTTAAAACATAATTATCATTCAAATTATTAAATTGTACCGCGAGTTTGAAAGAGCATTCCACAGCTAAGTGAAGTGTATTATTTTGTTAAATTCTACCCCCCAGCTTTGGTGAGGCAAAACGTGCAAACAATTCTTTTACTCCAGCACGAACTCCTACTAATAGGATTGAACACCAAAATGAAGCAGTCCATTGTATGCTGTCTGCAAGCAAAATCGTTGCACCTACTGTAGTTAAAAATGTTGCTAAAAACGTTTGTAATGCTGAAACCAAATGTTCTTGTATAATTGTTTTCATGACATTATTATACCAGTTCAAACAGGTATGTGGCAAGTTGCGACTCTCTACTGTATCTTTGAATCCAACTCAAATTATCAAATTTATCTGACCATTCTCCAGTCAGAGATGAATTGCTTAGAATTTTACCACCTTTTGCACAAGTACCTACGTGACCTTGCCATCTTCCGTTTCCTGTGTTAGTTACACTTATAATTATATTACCTTCTTTGAACTCTGTTGTGGCTTTAAATCTCTTATCAGATTGTAATTGCCTTAACATTGTAGGCGTATAATCAAGTATTGGGAAATCTGGGTAAAGTTTCTTTAAAAGAGTTGTAATGCTAAAAACACAACTGACCTCGTCTGGCACTTCATCTTTTGGCGTAGGGTCTGTCCCATAAGCCTCTAAACATATATCCATGAACTTCTCACTATTACTCTTAACTGGAGGCAGTTTTGGAGCAACCACAGGCATTGCGGGGACGGGTAGTATCTCCGTGTTATACAGATATTTATATAAGTTTTTTAAAAAGTCTTTCATAGTATTTCTTTAAATTAGCTAATAATATATCCCACCAAGATGGCTCTTTAGCTTTTTTTTTAACACTCCATCTCATAGCAAACGAAGAGTCATAAAACGGCTCTCCCACCTTTAAATATGGTGAATAACTATCCCAATAATACGGACGGTTCTGTTCATCAAGGTATACACATAATGTTAGATGATTATCCTCTGTTCCTTTTGGCTTTATATATACTCCACCATTCTCAACCCAAGCATATACGGCTATAGGAACAGGACTCTTTTTTAACGCTTTTCTTAGCTTAATATATTTATCTTCTATACTGTCATTCCTATCGAAAACAATGTCATATTTTAGTTCCCAATCCTCAAGAAATTCTTGACCAGCTTTTCTACACGCTTCCTCATCACTTCCTACAAAGGAATGATACTCACTCCACTTTTTAATGTTTTCAAGAAATGGTAATAGTTCTTCTTTTATAACACCATCATTTGTAATGGACTCTGCTCCCTTTAATGGGTCTCCACCATATGGTGTACCATTAGATAGTAGAGCATTAAACCTTGCTGAAAAGTCACTATTTAATATTTGATATTGCTCCTCAATAAGTGTTGCTATTGCTGACAACTGATTAAACACATAGCATGACGAAGACTCAACCCCCCATTTATTCTGGTCTTCTGGCTCTGGTAGATAACCTCTCCAATCACCATCTTCACGCAAATCATCTGCTTCTATTTGATTAGAACCAAAGCGATAATGCTTAGGTGTTATTTCTGGATATATGAAATTTTGGGGAATTTTTGTATGATTCATAGGAATTTCTTTAATAAATATAAGAATAATGAACCTATAAAACCAATTGCACCTATTCTAGCTGACCATTTAACTATACTTTCACCTTTGCTGTCTAAATACTCCTTAGCTTCTTTTTCATTCTCATAGGCACTTATAATAGGTTCAACCCTAGCCATGTGTTCATCGACTGTTTTTCTGTATGTTTTAGTATCCTCTGCGTTCTTAACCAAAATATTCTTAACTTCTGTTAAGTCTGCTCTAATATGCGACATGTGTTCACCATTTATCTTCATGAGTTCTTCATGTCTTTCAAGAGTGTTTCCTATAAGGTTATTTGTAAGTTCTCCACGATTCATAATTATTCAATAACTACTGGTGCTTCCTCTACTACCGCCTCTACTGGTGTTT